CAATGACCATGATGATGAAGAAAATGAAGTAACATCTTCATGGAAACTCCAATGCCAGGTAAAGACTACATTCCTGAAACAGCCCCGTGCGTACACTGCGGACTCGGTTCATGTAATGTGTCTTACGTGAAAGGCTACGCTCACTCCAAGTGTTACCACAACGCCCCTTGTGAAATAAGGACAACAGAATTACTAACCTGTCAATAAAGTTATGAAAAGAAACCCAGGCTTCAATGATCTACAAAAAGCGGCAGAAGTTCGATCTAAAGGACTCGAATCTCTTTTGCTTGTCCTTAACGATGACGAAAATGTCAAAACATGGAGTGAATATAAAAAAGCTGTCCTATTGAAAATGTCCGCTAACCTTCTTCCTCGATTGAATGAACACACAGGCCAAGACGGAGCAGAGCTAAAGAGTATCGTGTATCTACCTGCTAAACCCGATGGAGTGGAAACCAAATGACGGGCCACAATATGAATTCCTCAAAGCCGTAGCTTCAGGCGAATACTACGAGATTCTTTTTGGCGGTTCTCGCGGAGGAGGGAAAACAGATGCAGGGCAGATGTGCCTACTCTACGACAAAGACAACCCACTTTATCGAGCGTTAGTTATCAGAAAAGAAGCAACAGACCTAAGAGACTGGGTAGATCGTGCAGACCGATGGTACCGTGGGCAGGGATTTGAGAAGGTGGGTAGTCCAGGTGAATTTAAGAACAAGTCGGGAGCAAAGATTGTAACAGGACATCTAAACGACAAGGACGCTTACCAAAAATATCAAGGACACGAATATCAGAAGATGCTCATTGAGGAGTTGACCCAGATACCACGTGAGGAGAACTACTTGAGACTGGTTGCCTCGTGTCGCTCAACTGTACCCAACTTACGTCCTTGTATTATCTCAAACTGCAACCCAGACGGCCCTGGCTTTGCATGGGTGCGTAAACGCTTCGGGATACAAGGGACACCCAATAAACCAATAATCACCATTGACCCAGTGACAGGACTAAAGCGTATCTTCATACCCTCTCGATTGTCAGATAACCCGCATCTCTCCAAAGACCCGTCATACAAGTCATTCCTGGACGGCCTCCCTGACGGGCTACGTGAGGCGTGGCGCGACGGAAGTTGGGATGACCCAGTAATACAAGGGGCCTACTACACACTAGAGATTGAGCAGGCTAAACGTGAAGGAAGAATCAAGCTCGTGCCACATGACGCACTGCTCTTGGTTCACACGGTATGGGACTTGGGTATTGATGACTCAATGTCTGTAGGATTCTACCAGCGCACCTCCACTGATATCCGAATGATTGACTACTACCAGAATGAGGGAATGGGGCTAGACCACTACGCGGCCATGCTCAGACAGAGAACTATTGATGACAAGTACAGATTCGGTAAGCACTTTGCCCCATTCGATGTAGGCAAGAGGGAAATATCAACTGGCATGACTGTGCAACAGACCGCAGAGAAGATTGGCATTAAGTTTGAACGTGTGCCAATGATCGGAGTAGCTGACGGCATCTTGAAAGTAAGACTGATGTGGCCGAGAGTGTACATTAACGAAACTAAATGCGAACAAGCTCTCTCTGCCCTACGAAACTATCGTAAAGTGTGGGATGACAAACTATTAAAATACAAAGATGAACCATTACATGATTGGGCGTCACATGCCGCCGACATGTTCAGATACACAGCTCTTGTCGAACACAAGATGACGAATGATGAGGATGAATACACACCTGAACTACAAGATACTAATGTTAACCCTGCGGAGTAACTGTTGTGTTTGACAAGTACCTCGTGGTATAATTATGCCATGTAACTCCAATTAGGAGAACTAATCAAAATTAAATGCCTAAAGAAAAAAAAGCAAAGGTGTCTAAGCCGAAGAAGGTGACAAAGAAAGTAGCAAAGAAAGTAGGTGACGTGCGCTTTGAAGTCCTCGTAAACGATACACATTTTAAGACTGACGCAAATAGTCTGCCCGAAGCTATTGCAGAGTTCATTAACTCACCACTGTTCCCGATAGGAGCGATTAAGACCAAAGTAATCATTCGCCTCGGTATAGGAGATGATGTTACACAGAAGATATGGCAGTCAGCAGAAGCCCGCCGCATCTTTTCGAACCTCTCAATCAAGCCTGATCTCATTGCACTCTTTAGCGAGAAAATAAGTCGAAGATTCTAATGGAAGAAGTAGCAGAGAAAATCCCAGAGATTTACACCTATATCCTCCAACAGGAGAGTGATTACAAGACTACACGAGTCCCCTTAGCCACGAACTGGAGAGACTGGAATATGAGAGAGCACGTTGATCGCTCTTTTACGCTTCTTAATTCCCGTTTCTATCAAGGCGCACAAGACTACCGCCGTCCCTTCAACAACATCATCTTACCCATTCGTAACGTCAACGTCCGTTCCGAAGGCTTTGACGTAAAAGACGCAGAGATCTATGTAGACAACCCAGACCACTATCATAAGTCCGCTATAGCGCGTAAGTTTCATAACTGGTGGGCTAAAGAGAACAAGATTGATACTGCTATTGATGAGTCAGTCGAGAGTTACTTTGACTACGGACTTACTCTGGTAAAGAACGTCAACGAAGTGCGCCCAGAGATCGTCCAACTCCAACAGATTGCCTTTTGTGACCAGACAGATGTAATGTCTGGCCCTATTTGTTTGAAACACCACCTATCGGTATCAGAACTCTTAGACATGAAGGGCAAGTGGTATCCAAAAGAAGTTGATCGTGTAGTGATGATGGCGAAGATGTCCAAGTGTATTGACCCAGCTGATGAAGCTACAGTTGAGACACCTGGTAAGTATGTCACTGGCTATGAACTCGAAGGAATGTTCCCTGAAAGCTGGCTTGGTAGAGAGAAGCTAGGCGAGGAGTGGCAGGATACAGGCAAATATACGTTACAGACCCACATTGTTACTTATTATCTCTCGCCCTTAGACAACACAACGCGAATCGGTGTGTGTCTCTTTAAGGGCAAGCGCTCAAAAACCATCTTCAAGGCGCTAAAGCGTGACCCAATTCACGGCAGGGCATGCGGACGTGGTGGAATAGAAGAGCTGTTCCATGCACAGATTTGGACGAACTACTCCGAACTACAGGTGTCTCAAATGCTCGAAGCTGTCTCTAAAGTAGTCCTTAAAACGAACAAGAAGAAGATTGCTGCTTCTAACAACTTCGCCAACATTAAGCAGGGAACCATTCTTGACCTCGATGGCGACGGCACACTTGAGCAGGTAGTGATTCAGCCTATCAACAAGACCGCTTTCGATAACTTTACGAACAAGTGGGAACAAGTAGCTCGTACCATTGGTTCAGCATCAGACCCACAGCTAGGACTTAATCCCGTATCAGGTACGCCACTCGGTACGACAGAGATTGTGACTTCACAGGGTGTGGGGATACATGAGTATCGTCAGGGACAGATTGCGGCCTTCTGGCAGGAGATATACAGAGATTGGGTCATTCCTCACCTCGCTTCCGCTATAAACAACGACCACAAGTGGTTAGAGGATTTGTCATTGGATGAACTACAGGACTTCGCCGAAAGAATCATCAACAACGAATCCAATAAGGTCATTAAAAAGACCATCCTTTCAGGAAACCTCATCACCAAAGAGGATGTAGACGCAATGAAGGTTCAGATGAAGGAAATGTTCATGGCAGGGGGTAATAAGCGCTTTATGGAGATTGTGAAGGGTGACTTTGAAAGTCTGCCGCTTGATGTGGAAGTCTCCATCAAGGGCAAGCAAAAGAACCTCGCAGAGAACGTCAGCAAGCTCAACGCCCTCTTCAGAATCCTCTTTACTCCCGGAGCTATCCAAGCCATCCGCCAAGACGGAGAACTCTCAAGCCTTCTTAACCAGATACTTGAAGGTAGCGGATTTAGTCCGATGAAGTACGGAATCAGTCAGGCCGTTCCTTCACCGATGCAACAGGGGATGCAGCCGATGTCACCGATGGCGCAAGCTCAACCTATTAACCAACAGCCAACTGCTGTATAATATACACAACTATGGACGCACAAAATTTAAGTAAAGAAGTATTGAATGAGATAGAACTGGACAAGGTTATCGCTTTTGCTCAGGACAAGATGGCTTTTGAGGCCGTCAAGAAGTATGTACTGGCCGTCGCTCTCGCTCACGGCACATTTAAGAAGGGCGAACCCTTCAAAGGAAACATAAACTACGCTCTCAACCTCGCATGGCCCGCCGCCCAAGGGAAGTCTGACAGAACGGATGAGGAACTGGGTCAGAATATCCGCGCGCTGACCTACGCAGTACAGTTGGTTGAGTCAGGATTCAGCGAGATCGAGGAGATGAAAGAGATCAAAAAGGTCGAACAGGATACAGATATTAAAAATAATCCAACAGAATGAAAAACGTATTATCTACAATAGTAACAGTGGTTCTGGTCTTAATCGGGGTTTATTTCATTGTTCCAAAGAGTGGAGAAGGCCTTAAAGTTGGTAATGCTGTTAACGACAACATTGCCACGTCTACCGATTCTACTTGGGATGCGACCTGCGCCGCAGGTGGGCCGCGTCAGAAGCTCTTAAAGAATGGTTTTGGAACGTTGAGTTCAGTTATTATCCTTACCGAAACAGCAGGGTCAATTCGACTGGTTGATGCAACGTCCACTAATCACGGTCACTATGCAACCTCAACAGTCATGGATATCACGATTCCCGCTTCGCTTGCAGAAGGCGCTTATCCGCTTAACGTAGTATTCAATAGGGGACTTTTGGCGGTGTGTACGGGTTCGACGAACATAGGAACGAGTACGATTACGTGGCAGTAGTTCTCTGACAATTAAAAAACTTCTACATGTTTTGGGGCAATCGGCCGATGCCCTAGATGTGGTTTATGTAGAAGTTTTCCATACCTAGGACATCAACCGATTGCTCACAAAGCAGTCGGTTTTTCGTTCTCACTCACCGTTAAAGTGATTTAATATGCTTCTCGATACAAGCAATCGAATAAATAATTTATACATTTTATATGGAAAATGACGAAGGTGAAGTTATCGTTAACGACACGGAAGACACTAACGAAGCGGGAGAGGGGAACACCGAGGAAACTCCAGTAGTGGAGAAGCCTAAAAGAACCCCACAGGAGGAGATCGAATACTTCGAAGGCAGAGCCGCACGCTTGCGAAAGAAGCACGGCCTCGACCAAGAAGCTAAGACATCTTCCAAGCCGAACGAGTTAGATTTGGGTGCGATTGCTTACCTCAACTCGATGGTAGGCCTCAAAGGAAAGGATGAGATCGCTCTTGCCCGTGAATACATAGCAAATGGTAAAACAGTCCTCGACCTCGCAGAAAACAAATTCTTTAACCAGGATTTGGCCTCTCTTAGAGAAGCGAAGGAAACCGCCAACTCTGTAGTCAAAGGGAAGAACCGATCGAGTCAGACTGGAGTAACGGACGTTGACTATGCAGTAGCGCAGTTCAAGGAAACGGGTGTAATGCCCGACGACTTCGCCACTAGGAACAAGGTCATCGACGCTATCACAGCCGAGGAGGTAAAACCCCTCTTTCAAGGGCCATCAGTCTCAACCAAATAGAACAGTTCGGCCATTAAGAACTCTAACTAATATTAATGGCTAATACTTACAATACTGGTACATACCAGCAAGTGTGGGCAACCAAGTTGCAGGACCGTCTTACAGGTCCGACCAACTGGAAAGAGATTTGCGAAGTGATCTATTCAGACACGCAGATTTTGAATCTCCCGTACATGTCTACGGAATATTCGCTCCAGTCAGGAACACGCGGAACGGCTTACACCCACTCCGACTTTGCTCTTACTAACGACACTCTGACCATCAATGCGATGGATATTGTGTCAGTCTTCCAAGACCGTGCAGACCTCGCACAGGGTTCACTCGCAAGCGCAGCAGAACACGGCGCACGTCAGGGCGACCTTATCAACGAGCGTGTCGAGGACTTGGTCCTTGCACAGTTCGCTGGTTGGACAGACTTCGGTGATACAGGTGGTGGTGCGCTCGGCCTCGGTACTGGACAGATCACTGTCTCGGTAGCCAACGTCGACAACATCACTCGCGCTATCAAGCGTGAGATTATCAAGGCTAAGGGTACGAAGCTCGCACGCAGAAACGGCATCTTCATCGTTTGGAGGCCAGAGGACTTCGAGAAGCTCGAAGAATCAATGGCTGCACAGGGTTACACCTTTGCTGACCAGGCTCTCCGAGACGGCATCATGGATGCAGACGGCATTGGTAAGTACGCATTCGGCGTATTCCACTACGTCTCCGAGTCTCACACTGCAAACCATGTGTTCGCAGGGGTACGCAAACTCCAGCAAGTAGGACTCTTGAAGTCTACTTACGGAAAGATTCACTTCAATCCGAACGCAGTCAGTGCTGATGGTCCGCTCTCTGGCGTAAGCTGGGAAGCTCGCTTGGACTACGGCTTTAACCCGAAGGCAGGTCTTACAGCCTTGCTCTTTGACGTAAACGTCGCAACGCCTTAATCGCAACCATTAAAATCACAATCACAACATGACTAAATCATACAATGTGGGACTGATTGTGGTGGCGATCATCGCAATCATAGGAGTAGGTTTGGGGTTTCGCTCTAATCCAGTGTCACAGGGGCCAGTTGGCCCTCAAGGCCCAAAAGGTGAGCAAGGAGTTCCAGGAAGGAATGGAGTTGACGGTGTCACTACCGTTCGCACCGTAACCCCTTCACCGACTCTCGGTTCGGTAGCTGGTCCTGATTCATTCTTCGACTATTACAACGATAACGGTGTCATCAGCGCTCCGCGTAATGTGAGGTTCAATCAGGCAACCACTACGGTCTGTTCGATTAAAAGCCCTTACTCGACAAGTACATTGGTCTTTGCTTCTGCAAAGTTTGATGTAAGTTCGACCACCGCAAGTATTGTTGACTTTGCAAGGTCAGTAAATACAGGTGCAACGACTACGCAGATAGGGTCAACATATTTGATTGCAGCAAATGCTAAGGCAACCATTGTGGCTTCGACCACAGCGATTGCGGCCGATGCTGTGATCTTCCCGCCTAATAACTACTTGGTAGTTAACATGAAAGGAGGGGTAACGAACGTATTTAGTCCGACAGGTGGATGTAACGCGAAATTCATAGTGAACTAGCTTATCGACAGCTTAGTTTTCTAACTCTGCTCCTTTGGGGGCAGGGATTAGCAAATTAAACATGAAAATCACACTTGCAGTTTGTACAAATCGAGGAATCCGACCCAAAACAGTCCAGTGTCTTTTAGACTTGGTGAACTTTCATAAAGACATCGACTTTCGTGTTCTCGTAGCAGAGCGCGGCTACACCATCGCGGAGAATAGGAACTACTGTGTCATCCAAGCTCAAAGAAACCAGTCAGACTACCTTTTCTTCGTAGATGATGACATGACTTTCCCTACAGACACCCTTCAAAGGCTCCTAAACGCTCACAGGGACATCGTTGGGGTCAACTCCTACTCAAGATGCCTCCCCCCCTCCTCTACAGTCGGCCTGATGGATTCTAAGGGCGAGTACATGCACCCCGACAGGCACACCGCTTTTGAGATGAGAATACCTAATACGCTCTTTGAGGCTTACTTCGTCGGTACGGGCGTTGCTCTGATCAACATGGGTGTCTTTAAGACGATCAAAGCTCCTTACTTTGCCTTCACGGTAGACAAGAATGGTCAAGTTAAGAACGGAGAAGACGGGACATTTTGTGCAAAAGCCAGAGCTGCTGGAATATCTGTATATTGTGACCCCACCATTCCAGTGGGCCATTTAGGGGAATTCGTTTATCAAGCTCCGCCAGAGGAATCATTTGTAACCACAAAATAACATGTCTATCCCCTTTAATGTAACTAACACAGGAATCTTCCAGCAGACCATCTCTATGATGGGCGTTGACTCTACACAGTGGCCTATCGCCAAAGTAGTTAACTCTGTAAATAATTGGGATGACTTTGTAACGGGTTATGCAATTGGCGCAGATAAAAGATTTCAGTGGGACAACACGAATCATGAAAAACTCCCCGAAGGCACAGCCACTCTCACAGCAGCGCAATCGGATTATGCCTTTCTCACCGATTTACAAGGTAACGCAATCCTCACCCTTTTAGGCATTTCTATCCTAAGAAATGGTAGGTATGAAAAACTCATTCCTACCGACAGAAATGACCAGACTTACGACATTTCTACTTTCGGACAGGATACGGGAGACCCTACGGAGTACGACAAGATTTCGGATAACATCATTAGGTTGGACAAGAAACCTTCCGCGACAGTTTCAGCAGGATTAAAGTTCTACTTCCAGCGTATGCCACCAGTCTTTACTTCTGCAAGCACTACCACGGCTCCAGGTGTGGCCCCTGTACTTCACAGAGGGTATGTCATCGCTTCGGCTTATGACGGTGCTTTTACACTGGGTCTACCGAATACGGCAGTATTGGCCGCAGAAAGACAAAGGGAAGAAGCGAGAGTAATACAGTATTTTGAGAATCGAAACCCCGATGAAGAAGTAGTCTTTACTCCCTCACAGGAGATTCGGTACATAAACACATCTTTCTAATATGACGGTAATTACAAACACAGACAGACCTACGACAACTATCACGAATACCACCAGGGTTCCGTCTGGTGAGACGTGGGCCATCATCACTACTACGTGGGCGGCAGAGACCCGCACATGGGCAGAGTCAGGGTCGTTTATAACACCGACGGCTAGACCGACAACGGTTATTACTAACCTCGACAAACCATCATGAGTACTATCGTAACAATACAATCGACTGATCTCATCACGAACAGCCGTACAGACATAAACACCAACTTCTCTAATCTTAATACAGATAAGATGGAGACTTCGGTACTCGATACAGATACGGCAATGGCTGCCAACTCTGATGCGAAAGTAGCTACCCAAAAAGCGGCGAAGGCATATACCGATAGTGTTGTAGGAGCAAACGCTTCGGAAACAGTGAAAGGACTTGTTGAGGAGGCTACTGACGCAGAAATGATCGCTGGAACCGCTACAGGGGCCACAGGGGCTAAATTAGTTGTTACGCCAGCAAAATTAAGCGGAACAAGTCTCGCCCCTAAAATGTTGGTTATTAGTACATTATTTGAAACGGCGGCACGATTCACTGCAATAAATAATTCAGGAACAAACTCTTATTCTGCAACAGGTTTAATACTGGAAACCTCGGCTACAGGAGGACGTGCGGCAGGAGTTACAATGAATATATTTAGTCTAGCCGCTGGAAATGTTTTTGCGGGAAGTCCAGTGTTTGCAACGTCGTTTTATCAAAATACAATAGGTACTACTGGCAGTTCGTATATGGGTTTGGGTGTTGTGACTAAGGATGGCACGGGGCACACATATACTACTGACCATTGTGGATTTAAGGTATTAGCGGCGGCGGGTGTAGCTTCTTTGTATGCAACCCAAGGTAATGGTTCAACAGAAACTGCAAGTTCCGCTTTAACAACAATTGCGACTACAGACCAAGTAGACGTAATGCTGAAAATAAACGGCTCATCTAGCATTGACTACTACTGGAGAAAAAATGGCGGCACTTGGTCATCGGCAACAAATCTAGCGACTAATTTGCCAGATACCGCATCAGCCCTAGCCCAGTTTTCAACATCTAATAACTCAACGGCCGCACAGAACAACTTTGAGTTCATTGCCGCTTCATATTCACGATAATGTCCTACAAACCCATTACAACTACAATACGTAACTTTAATGGAGGCATCTCTGATGACCCGCGCAAACCTTCCGTTAACGAGTTTCAAATAACTCGTCACTTCGACATCTTCTCCCAGCCTAATAGGTTGATTCCTTACAGGTCACTCGAAACTGACACAGAAACAAGCGTATCGGCTACCGACCTAAAACAATACTTGGTGAGGGATTCCGTCTATGCCTCAGCTTCAACAAAGCTCTATGGTCTAGGGCAGACCAGTGGAGGATTGACCAAGATAGTCTATAAGGCCGACGCTACTACAGGTGAATGGACTCTCCCTGCCTCATCCGAGGGTAACGGGGCAGTATTAAACGGCTGTTTCTTTGAATACAAGGACTATCTCTGGGGTTTTCAGGGTACTACTTCGCTCTTTAAGTGGGGAGTGCTTTCAGGCTCTCCGAGTATCACGAACGCTGCCGCCACAGTAGGAGCGACGATTACCTCGGTAGCAAACGGCATCATCGCCGCCGACGGTAATGCGTATATGGCATACAACAACGTCATTGTAAGAATTGCACCAGGGGGCACGGTGACCGACAGTGCTAAAACTGTACCTGATACCTATAAGATCACTTCTCTGGCGAACTACGGAAGCTACATGGCTATCGGCTGTTCACCCAAGTCATCATTTAACGGTCAGTCTAAAGTATTCATTTGGAACCTATCGTCTGACCTTTTTGCCGAGACGGTAGACTGGGGTGAGGGGGATTTACGCATTCTCGAAGTGGTCGAGGGTCTTTTGGTAGGTGTCTCTGACCTCTATTTGAATAACGCTACGGGGGCAGGTAAGGGGTCTATGATCGTCCGGGGGTACACGGGAGGCGCGGCACAGGTACTCAAAGAGATATTTACCCAAGCTCTTACAGGTAAGACCATTCCTACTTCAAAAGCGGTTAAGAACAACCGTCTATTCTGGGCGGCCAAGATTATGACCAACTCCGCAGGAACTACCTACAACGAAGGTATTTGGTCGTTTGGAAGAAAGAATAGCGGCTATAGCTTCTCTTTAACCCTCGACATCATTGATGAAAACATTAACACATCAGGCATTCAGGGATTTGGAACTGCAGCCAATTACTTCTTCATCGCTCATAGCGGAGACGGAAGCGTAGACAAGACCCACGACGCCGCTACCTACGCTTTTACGTCCGTGTATGAAAGCCAGATATACGATTCAGGTGCGCCCGCTCTTACAAAGAAGCTCGACGAGTTTCAGATACACACCGCTCCCATTCCTACAGGCGGAGCGGTAACAGTTAAATACAAGAATAATTCCGATACCAGTTTTACTACGATAGGGACGCTAAGCACCGTCGGGGCGCTTTCTAGGACGTTTCTAAACATTGAAAGTACGGGAGCAAGTTTTGCTACCCACAAGGAAGTGACATTTAGGATAGAAAGCACAGGTGGTGCGGAGATTACAGGGTACTCATTCATAGCTACGCCTTTAACGACAAAATAACATGCAACAAGAATACGTCACAAAGGAAGAATTTATAAAACTACAGACTACTGTAGATGCACTTTCCCAATCTTTTTATAAGAACAACTTTTCAAGTAGCCAGACCTTCAACAAGGATAGCGTCTTTACGACACGACTGAACGTTCCGAGCTACTCGACTCCGCCTTCGGTGGCGGAAGTTAACGACCTTATCGGGATTGCCGGGGTGTTATACATTTGCACGGTAGCAGGAAGCGTGGCAAGTCCAGCTACGTTCACGCTCGTCGGCAGTCAAATATAAGCTCATCAATGATATATAATTAACAATAACTAAAATGAAAATCGTCTCAAGAATTAAAAAAGCGGTGTCGAAGGTTGTATCATCGGTTAAGAGCGCCTACAACAAAGTGACGGGCGGCTCTCAAACCGCTTCTCTTGGGGGGTTAGACTACAACAATCCAGTCAACAACGCTCTACAGGCTAAATACGCCGCAAATCCCGCCACAAACCCCGTAACACTGGCTTACGGACAGAACTACACACCTATACCAACGGGGAGTGGGAAAGCGCCAAATATGACTTCCATTTCAGGGAAAGCTGTCTACGCTCCAGCACCAAAACTCCCAGTTACGATTAGCGCAGGCGTTCAAAAGTCTGGAAGTAGCGGAAGCGCAGTCAAGCCGGGCTTTTCATCAGGCTTTGAGGCCTCGGCATTTACTAACCCCACTTTCTCGCAAACAATTTCCGCAAGTTCTCTGGCGGGTTCATCTACAAGTGGATTGTCTAGCGGCGGGGCTAGCTATACCATGCCTTCCGCACCAACATCAGTGAATCCTGGTAAAACCGACACTACCGACCTAGCGGGAAACATGGCAGGATATTACACCCGAAAAGACGACGGAACATTTGAATTGGTAAAGGACGAGAAGTCCGACGAGGACATCATCAATGAAAAGGCCAATCTCTATAAACAGGTCATGGGTGAACCGACGGATGTGTATGATGACCCCGAAGTAAGACAAGCTCAAGAGGATAGGAGACGGATTAAAGAAGCCCTACTCGCTCCTACGGCAGAGCTGAACGCGATAATTGCAAAGCAAAACACAGACCTTCTGAATCTAAGGAAGCAGGGCGCTGTAGAGGGCGTGACGGAGACAGTCTACGGCCAACAGGAGTACGCCATCAACTACAACGCCGCCATCCGTGCACTGCCTCTCAAAGCTCACGTAGCAAGCCTACAGGGTGATTTAGAGCTGGCTCAAAGCTATCTGACAGAGCTTACCGACATGAAAAAGGAACAGATCAAATCTCAACACGACTACAACTCCGGTCTGTTCAACATAATCTACAACTCCCTCGAAGCAAAGGAAAAGCGCCAAGCTGACAAACTCATTAAGGAGAATGACCGTGCATACAAACAGGAAGATGAGCTTATTGACTACAAGGCTGAAATGCTCAACATGGCCTACTCACAGAAAGCACCGATCAATGTAATAAACGCCATCGAACGTGCTACAGACAAGATGGGCGTAGCAAGGGCGGCTGGTAAGTACGCTACAAAGGCAACAGAAGCAACAATTATACCAGGTGAGAATCCACAACTTTATTCGGGGCTTAGCACGGGGACAGCCACCGCTGTCAGGTCAGTCGTAAGCAAGTATGGCTCTGAACCTACTATACAAAACTTCGCCACAATACAAGACGGATATAACTTCGCTAAATCCATTGATACTAAGACCAAGAACCCTGCAGATGACCAGGCACTCATATACTCCCTCGCAAAGACTCTTGACCCAGGCTCAGTGGTTCGTGAAGGCGAATATGCAACTGCCCAGAAGTATGCCCAATCATGGGTGAGTGCTTACGGAAAGGCGGTTACTCAAGCTATCGCAGGTACAGGCTTCCTCTCTGAGACGGCAAGAACAAACATCAAGAAAACCATCGAGCAGAAGTACAATTCATCAAAAATCAGCTACGAAAGACAGTACGGAGAATATACACGACAGATTAACGACCTTACGGGCAGGAGCGATGGAGGGAAGTTCTTAAGAAGTTACGTGACCGAAGGTCAAACAGGAACGACGGGCGGGACTACGACGAGCAGCGGTAAACCGTTTGATGCTCAATCTGCAAAGGCCGCAGGATACTCAGATGAGGAAATACAAAGCTACTTAAATTCACACTAATGAGACCACCACTTGATTCATTTGTAGGAACGACACCACGCCCATCCCTGGATGCGTTTGTGCAACCTGAACCTCAACAGGAGAAGCCTGGGTTCATTCAGTCGGTAGCCCAAGGAATTGCAAACCCTTTCTTAAAGGTAGCGTCAAGTTTCCGCTCAATTCCAGGGATTCTTAGCTCACCTACCCAGAGTGGTGTAAACGAGGCTACGACTAAGGAGTACGACTATGGTTATTTTGGCAAAGCATCGCCTCTACAGAATCCTCGTGAATCAATTGCGGCTGGTTTAGGAATAGGTTCAACAATCGCTGGGGGTGGGGCGGGTAGTGCAAAGACTGTTCTAGGTAAAGCTGGTCAATTCGGCTTAATTGGAGGCTTGTCTTCTGGCGGAAAGTCGTTGGGTGACAATAACAGTGCAGGGCAAATTATTAAGGACACCGCAATTGGTGGAACTATCGGAGTGGCAACAGGTGCCGCGTTTGGAGGGGCGGCGAAGGGTATTCGTGGACTCTCAAACCTTTTCGGAAAGGCTGGAGACAAAATACAGACATCCATAATCAAGCCGTCACAAGCAGACGTAAAGGACGGATTTAGCATAGAGACTGTCAAAAAATACAACCTAGGTGGTTCACTGAAGCAGACGTTTGAAAAGACTGACCAGAAACTAGACGAGCTTTCGGGACAGTTGAACGCCAAGCTGTCAGCAAGTAACAGCTCGATTGACCTTAATAAAGCCTATGAAAATACTGCCCGAAGATTGTTGGGCAATAAGCTTGAAAACTTCGGGTCTAACTCTCAAATGGAGAACGCTATCGAAAAGTTAAGAGGCGAAGTTTCAACGGTAGCCGGTGCAAACGGCATAGTCACTATCCCAGAGGCACAAGTAGTAAAGCGTGCTTCGGGTCATTTCGGCGCTTGGACATTCGGTGTCCCGACGCCAGAGGCGACAGCCAGCCAGAAGGTCTACAACACATTCTATAACGAGCTAAAGACTCAAATCGAGAAGGAAAGCCCCGCAGGAGTCAGGGAGATAAACAAAGAGATTTCCAAGCTCATTCCAGTAATGAACGCTCTCATAAGAAGGATTCCTGTAGCAGACAGAAACTCGGCGATCTCTCTGAAAGACATTATTACTCTCTCGGCGGCCTCGCTTGAGCCAAGGGCATTAGCCTTGACTCTGATGAACTTTGCATCAAAGAGTGGAAAGGTTGGGGCATTACTGAGTAAAACACCAGCCTTGGGAGGTAAGGCAAGTTCGCTCGTTCAAAAGTTGGAGCCAGCGGCGCGTGTTCTTACAAGTCAGCCTCGCTCTTCCCCAAATGCCAAGCGAAGTAAATGATGAGGATGACTATGAAGATAATTGGATAAATCACCTCAACCTTATACCACAACCTAAGCCAATAAGCAATGAACCCACTAGAACAAAAACAAAAGAAATTCAAGAAACTCACTGACCTTGATGAAAGGGGTAACGTCGCCATTCTCCAATACTTGTTCGAGCTGGAACAGAAGATTGACGATATAAAGTCAGAAGTCTCCCCTGGAATAAACGACGTATTGGACAGGATAAAAGGAAAGGACGGCGAGGATGGTAGAGATGGGGAGAGCGGTAGGGACGGCTCACAAGGCCCGAAAGGTGAAAAGGGAGATCGAGGGGATAAAGGGGATAAGGGCACACCAGGAAAAGATGGTAAGGATGGAAAAGACGGGAAGAACGGCAAGGACGGTCAAGATGTTTCATCGGATTTAGTTGATGAGATTATGGGAGATATTACCCAAGTTAAAAATGAAATTAAGAGAGTCGAACGGGCAACCTCTAAACCACGAGGAGGAGGAACATCCGCCGCAGGAGTAGCCTTTGCCTTCAAGAGCATCGCCCATACCGAGGAGCCTGTTGGAGTTATAAACGGGGTGAATACCACCTACACTGTTAAAAACAACATCTGGTGGATATTCGGCTTCACCTTGAACGGGGAACAGATAGCCCAGTTACCCAACTTCACCTATGTAAACAGAACCATCACATTCAGTACCGCATTACCAGCCGCCTATTCAGGCAAGGATTTCGAGGTTAAATATATAGGAACTTAACATATACACATGAATTATTTAATTTCTTCCATCATAGCTCTAACCCTATCCGTCGGCGGATGGTTTGGTTTAAGTCATATACCCAAAGCACAGACTTTCGGGGCATTTAGCGATCCGTTCATCTCACTCCAACTTGCAACTGGCCCAAGTAACGGGGACTGCCTATCTACAGACGGAACGAATAATATCTGGGACACGTGTGCTGCGGGCGGAGGTGGCTCCGGCACTGGCTGGGCTTCTTCCACCGATCCTACATCCATATATTTCACAGGCTCATCAAATGTAGGTATTGGAACTTCTTCACCATACGCCAAACTCTCTGTAGTAGGTGAAGTAGTAGCCGCCAAATTCACCGCCACAACCTCTACCGCCTCAACCTTCCCCTACGCGTCGTCGACCTCACAGACTGTCTCAGGTACAGCCTATGCAGGGGCGCTGAATGTCGGTAGTGGGCAGCTTACCGTGAACAGCAGTGGGGATATAGCCACTAACGGGAATTTCAGCAATGCAGATGGAAGCGGGCTGATTAACACTGACTCGATGCGTACTCAATTCTTCCAAGACCCGACAGGCACAGGCAGTTACTTCTTTTTTGCAAACGGGGCTGGAACCACGAACTTTGTAGGTAGGCTGAACACAACCAATGTACTGTTCAACGTCACCAACAACGCCGATGGTACGGGCGATTCTTTCAGGGTATCAAGCAGCACCAATGCCTCGATGTTTAACGTGATGTATAACGGCAATGTCGGCGTCGGCACTACCACTCCATACGCCAAGCTCTCTGTGGTAGGTGAAACAGTAGCCTCTCATTTCACTGCCACAACGACCACGGCGACCTCAACCTTGCCCCGCCTTGAAACCGCAGGACTGAACACCACAGGATTCCTCACCTTCGGCGGTGTAACGGGTAACTCATGGGATGACTTCTGCGTTTCAATTACTGGTGGTGCAGGACTCTGTGACGGTACAGATTCGTCGGGTTCAGGCGGTGCTGGCCTTGCCACCTCAACGGATATTGCAGATACCTACGTCATCTACGGCACTTCCGCGAGTGATGTGGGGGCAGAGGCGGCATTTACCTATAATGATGCAACAAACGTTCTTACAGTGTCGAACGCATCCACAACAGTTCTCTCGGCTACTTCGCTCTGTCTTACTGCGGATTGCCGAACTTCATGGCCGGTAGACACTACAGCTTCATCAACCTTACTTTCTGATATAAACACTTGGAGCGGCAGAAACGTCTTTGATCGTGCTTCAACTACACAGCTCACCCTCTTGGGCCAGATTTATGATGGCAATAACTCCCAGGGCACAGCTGGATACACCCTTATGTCCCGCGGTGCAGGACTGGCCCCGACATGGTCAGCTACTACCACTTTCTCAAGCGGTCTAACGTACTCCGCAGGAAACGTCACATCTGATCTTGGTACATCTATTGATATTTCAAGCGAGACAAACCTTGCTGGTGATGCGGAAATCGTGCTGACAGGTGACGCGCTTTCGATAGCCTCAACTATCGCCCGCGACTCGGAGCTTCACGCAGCAGTAACCCTCGCCGGTGAAGACTATCTTTCGCTCTCAACCCAACAAATCACCGCGAACGCCATTGACCCTGACAACCTTTCAGCCTCGGACTTTGGTTCATTCACCTGTAATGGTACTACCTGTACGGTAGATGCGGGAGCGATCTCAAACACCATGTTGGCAAACTCCACGATTTCCGGCATCGCCCTCGGTTCCAACTTGGCTGATCTGACCATCGGGGCAGGACTTACCTCTGCTGGTGCGTATAACGGCAGCACCGCCCGCACCGCAGCTATAGACTTCACCCGTTCAAACTCATGGACAGGCTTGCAGACATTTGTATCCGCTTCTTCCACGTCATTCTCGGCACTGGACGGCATCTTTGTAGGCCGAACAGCCACTACGACTATACGGGGCGAAACAACTGCGACCTCCACCTTTGCTGGAGGCATACAAGGAACCTACTTGAATATCACTGGTACTTCCGCCACATCCACCTTCGCACGGGGCATAAACCTCTCTGGCGGTTGTTTCTCAATCAATAACGTGTGTGTGGGCGGTGCAGGGGGTTCAGGCACGATCAATTCTGGTACGACCAACAGACTTTCGTACTACTCAGGAGCAACGACCTTGGACTCGTCAATCTTCTACTACAACAATACGGTGCAAAACGCCGCCTTTGGTACGACCACACCTTTCTCCAACTACCTCTTTACCCTGGCTACCTCAACGGGTCAGAATTTGACCCTGACCGACGGAAGCCTGACCTCAGCTCAATGGAATTTTCGAAACAAAAACGGTATCCTCTATTTCGCTACATCCTCTCCAACAACGGGCGCAACGACTACCAACCCCGCCATACAAGTTAATCCAACAGGCAACCCCTCGCTTTCCATAGCCACCTCATCAACAGCCAAAATACTGAACCTCGGCCCCGACCCTTCCACAACCGCAGCAAGCTCAACTATCCGTATGCAGAAGCTCCAGTTTGAGGGACTGGATTCTGCCGGAGTAATGCGGTGTGTCTATCTTGTCGGTGCGGCGTGGGTATTTGGGACTGGTACATGTAATTAACTATGAATAAGAAATTAACCATCACAGCCATAGGGATAGTCTCAATCGCCAGTCTTGGCGCTATGACTGATGCACAAATAAACCCGTACCACGATACAGGAGAGGAGTACCGCATGGAGATTGCCGACACGAAAATACAGATGATGAAGTCCGAGCCTAAAGTCGTGATCTCCAAGTGGAACGATGAAGCAACACTCGCCATCTCTCACAAGGCGGTGAAAGGCCGAGGAAATCGACCACTGTTGTCTAATCGGATTGAATGGAAGCAAGGATCAACCGAAGTACACGCATACCCCCTCTCAGGTGAAAATGTCGTCCAGGCCGCCGAAGGGGATGTGAACGGCATTGAGTTCGAGGTGGTATGGAATGAACAGCCTGAAACGACCATGCTTCAATTTGAGTTCGATGGTTGGGAGAATTATGACTTTTTTCTTCAGCCACCTTTGTCCGAAGAACAGGTTGCTAAAGGATACTACCAACCAGAAAACGTTCCGTACTCCTTTGCGGTCTATCATAAAACCAAAAGAGACCATATTTTAGGAGAAACAAACTACGAGACCGGAAAGTTCGGCCACATCTACAGGCTCAAAGCCATTGACGCCGAAGGAAACGAGAAGTGGATAGACGACGTGTCTTTTATCAATGGCGTACTCACGGCTACGGTTGATCCTGTATGGGCTGAAAATGCCGTGTACCCCGTCACTGTTGACCCGACGTTCGGAACGACTGCTTGCGGAGCAAATCTTACCGGAAGTGCCTATACCAACACCAACTATATAGAATTGTCGGCCAACAGCCCTACAGGAACCAACACTCTGACTAATCTCTCTTTATGTTACACACCAACCACTTCAGGCGGAACTGTCCGTTTTGGCTTGTACTCTGATGCTGGTGCAGATGATCCTGTGAACCGTCTCGTAGTCGATGCCGCAACGTGGACATTTGGCGCGACAACTAAGCAGTTTTATACCAACCCTGTGGCGTTTAATTACGCCCTTTCTGCCAGCACGAAGTATTGGGGTGCGGAGAAAAATTCCAACAGTGAATTTTGGTATGACGTAACCGCCGGTGTTGATCTTTACTATGAAACGGCAGACCTTCCTGCTACAGCCGGAGGTACAAAAGAGGCAACAATCGCAGGTGCAATGTACGCTACCTATACAGCGGCCTCCGCCGACCCTAGCTACTCCTGCTCTGCCCTCGTCTGTATAAACGCCCCCGTGGTCATCAACGCACCTGTCGGGATAGGGACGACGATAGAGCAAGCGTCAGGAAACGTGCCTATCTCTGTAGCCAACCTTACAGCAAATACAGGCACCAGTGACCCTCAACTCACAGGTTCCATTTCACCTGCTGCCGATTCAGTTATTTACCTCACGATTGGTATGTCATTTTCCGGTAGTGTCCCGCCAGATTCACTCACCATCTCGAATGTCTGCACTTGGACAAAATTGGGTACAGAAACCTTTGCATCAAGGCGTAGAGTCTGGCTTTATCGCGGTACAAGTTGTTCAGGAAGTGGACAAGTCTCAATCGAACAGACGGGGGTAGGTACTGTTCAAGAAGTTGGCTGGGTGATAGATCAGGCTCTTGGACTGAATGCGGTCACGCCTGACTCTGGCCTTACGGTAGATACCGCCGGAGGAAGTGGAGTCACTTCACGTACCGTAACCGTTGGAGGTACACCAGGGGCAGGAGATGCTACATACGCTTCTCAAGTCCTGGAGAACAACATCGACATGACTGTTGAGGCTGGGTGGGCGGCATTAGGCCAGACTACTACTGGTTCCCTTGGTGTGCGCCGAGTGGAATCAGGCTGGGATGATGCGGCCGATCAGTCTATGGCTTGGACATGGGGAGGAACCTCACAGGGGACGGCAGGCTTTGCACTTATTCTTGAGGACTAATTACCAACTTATCAATTAACCAGTATGAGCGATACACCATATTCAAAAAGAGAAACAGACATGCACTTTTCAGAAATAAAAGACACTCTGCGGGAGATTAAAGACCAGACCATTAAAACCAACGGCCGTGTAACATCCCTTGAAAAATGGCGATGGACGGTGACGGGAGGACTGATTGTAGTAGGGGGCATCGGGGCGGCAAACATCTCATTACTCGCTAAACTATTCTCAGGACTATGAACTACGGCTTTATAGAACCCAAGCTCAAAGCTACACACTACGTCCTAGGAGGCTTTACGAGCCTGCCTAAGACGATCTTACAGCCCGACGGCCAGTGGGATAAGTACCTTCCTTTATACGAGCCACAGGCGGAGAAATACGAAACCTACGGCTGCACCGTATGGGGAACCGAGAACGCCCTTGAGGTACTGGAAAGTCGGTTGACTGGGATTGAACCCAACTACGACGAGAAATACATTTATAATACTGTCCCTGTCAGACCACCTGGTGCAGACCCTCATGCTGTATGTGACGCTATCAGGGAAGTGGGCCTCATTCCTAATCGGACTATGCCTGATACTTTTGAGGCTTTCTGCACACCTACACCACCCTCAAAAGACGACCTTACAAAAGGCGGCGAATGGCTAAAAAAGTGGAACTTCGGTCACGAATGGGTATTTACAAATGTAGACAAAAAGACCCGTGTGCAACTGATGAAGCAAGCGCTACAGTATTCACCTCTCGGTGTCTCCGTGACAGCGTGGTTTGAGGAGGACGGCATCTATGTAGACCGTGGACTACCGAACACTCACTGGTGCATGGCGTATGGATATACAGACAAGATCGTGACCGTAGGAAAGGAGACAATCACCGAAACATTTTGGAAGGTGTTTGACTCCTACGATCATTCATTAAAAATCCTACACCCCGACCACAATATCTACTACTGTAAAAGGTACTCCCTAGAACCTGTTGTAAAAAAGGACTCATGGCTCATTGAACTCATAAAAAAAGTGGTAGCCTCGATCAGGCCGAGATCGAAGGTTCCCGACGTAATTGTGACGGTATCTACACCAACCCCACCTCCAAAATCACCCCGTGAGCGATTATACGAGACCGCAGTAGCCTGTTTAGGCACAGATGCCTCACCTAATGACGCCGCGCCCGATGAACTCGGCTGTATGGAGACTGTAAACGAAATATACTTCAAAGCCTTTGGTGAGTACATTGAGACTCCAGGACTTTCCACTACCAGGGGCTTTGCCGCTATGGTCGATCGGGCGGATAAGTTTGTACGAGTCACTGACCCAGAACCAGGGAACATCATCATTAGTCCTACAGGGTTCTCAGAGCTTGCCAATACGCCAATTAAAAACGGTCATGTCGGTATCTTCGGCAAGGACTTGAAGATCATGTCGAACTCATCAGCGACGGGTCAGTTTATCGAGAACTACACGCTGGAAAGTTGGATATTGAGGTACAGGAACAAGGGTGGTTATAAAATTTATTATTTTAAGTGTATATAAAAATATGAACAGAAAATTTGGCGCATTAAGTTCGAGTGAAGACCCACAGAAGCTTGCGGATACAGTTAAGGGAATTATTATTGGCGCATCTACCCTAATCATTTTTATTGCTCAACAGATGGGTTTTGAAATTGCGTCAGAGACAATTACTCAGATGGCAGTCGTACTCGGCGCAGCCATCTCATCAGTGTGGACGCTTTACGGAATCGTAAAGAAAATTGTTATTGCTGTTCGGGCTAGATATAGCGAGTAACCCCATCGCCCTCGTGTTGGGCGAGTAGGAGATTAAGCCGCAATTGTAAATCGCTTTTTCATCTCCTACTCCCTCGACATGATTGCCGAGTGTTCTTTAAGAAAGGAGTCTATGAAACAACGTACATGTTCGTTTTGCGGCGAGCCACTACACGACCTCATTGTGGTCTGGCGATCAGGAGACGAGTGCTTCTGTTCGTCGCGCCACCGTAACTTTTGGGTTCAAATGACACATGCCAATCGTGTGTTCGTGAAGACCCTTGAACAGCATCGCGGGGAGATCCGCGAGATGAGGAGGTTATTATGTGCGACGTAATTCAGTGCCACTATCAGCGCTGTCGTCTACGGGTTCCTGTGAACAGGGCAGTCATGTATGAAGGCAAGACCTTCTGCTGTCTGCTTTGCCTCAGCAACCATTTGAAAGAAGTGCCAAAAGAGTTTCCGCACAAAAGCTCACCGTTGGCTATACGCCACTCACACAATTGACGGTTGCCTACTACTTCCGTCGCCCCTCGCTTCTGAGGGGTACGCTTTCAGTGCCGACCAAGCTACCATAGGCACAGCCCCTTACACTTATTGGTACAGTGTTCGGGGCTTTTCTTATGTGGTAGAATGCAGGGGCGGATAGGCTAGTCATTTGGGAAAGCCGAAAGCCATTGCTTACACAGTGGCTTTTTGCTTTATGTGGAAAAACTGGGGACAGCTGGGTTGACTTCCCTAGGTGACTTCTATAAGGTGGTTTTAGGAGGTAATTATGATAGTCAGATGTGACAGCCCAGACTGTAAAAGGGAAATAGACAGCCAGTCGCCGTCCACCATACCGTTTCCGGTCTTTGGGAACCCAGAAGATAAGGTGTATTACTGTTGCCCGAAACATGCCTTATGGCGCGTACACACAGCCCTTCACTCGCTAGACCGCGCGATCCACGACGCCAATGACACGCTTCGGGCGCTCTCACGGCATCTATAGACAAGCCACCGACCCCTACGGTGGCTTTCTTTGTTACTCTAGTGTTATTCCCTTAGACATCGCCCAGTCTATCAAACCCGCACATCTCATGCTTGCCTTGCGGACACCACATACAGGGACATTTACAGGTGGTCATGGTTATTTGTTAGTTAAGGTAACGAGAAGATCGCGAATATCAAGCAGTACTTCAAGTATAAAACGTGGGGTTGCCCCGTAGTTGTAGTTATCACTTTGCGCAGTGATTTCATCTCTTGGTCTTTGTTTTTCTTTCTTCATTTGTTTATTTCTTACCTATTAAAGCATCTATCACTTCTTGGCTACGGGAGATGGCGGAGTTGAAGCCTTGGTGCCTCCCCATCGTAAATCCTCTCTGGTAATCTTGGGGGCCAAGAATCCCGCCGAGAATTGTAGGGTCTTTCCCCTCCCCAATCAGCTTTCTTGCTTCAAGGAGGACAGTGGTGATGGCGATTAACAGCTTTCTTTTAGATGAAGTGACGATACAGTTGCAAGGGTGGTTCTTGTTCGAATTGACGAAGTGACAGTAGTTCTCGTGAAGCACTGTCTCCTCAAACTCTCGCATAACTTGCTCTATAATGTTTTGTGGGGGCATGGCTATTTCTTTAGGTTACGGTTCTTCTTTCCCATCATAGCTGTCAGCAGTTTATTCCCCGACGGAGTACAGTGCGGACGATGAGCTTTTGCCATCTCAACCCACCATTCATTTACCTTGCCCATCCATTCTTCGGTAAACTGCTTTACAAACTTCATCTCTTCACAGTCACATTCGTCAGGGTCTTCCATATTCACAGGACAGAATTCGCCGTGATATTGGCCGTAGTCCTCTGCGTCGATCTTCATTTTTTCAATAAGTGTCTCCATCTTATTTTTCTGTGATTAGGGTGATAACAACATCAATCCCGTTATTAAACGGACATCCACCATCTGGCGATTCACATATGTCACACCATTCCTCACCGAGTGGACTTTGTGGATGTTTCAATTTCTCTGCATTTTCTATTATGTTTTCCATGTTTTAACGAGAGCTTACGATATTTATAAACTTACTCTTGCCCAACTGGAAACCACGTTTTCGCTTTCTATAATCCTGTTCGTTCTCATCTGGGGACTTCTTGGGATACTCAATGGTTTGCATTTTTGTTTTCAACTCCTTCTTGAAGTTCTCTACCTCGTACTGAGCATGGGTGTCGAGGGCGGTAGAGAGAAACTTTCCCAGGGCTATATAGTCCTCTGGCATCATACAGTGCCGAAAATTCTCCTGCAGCTCCTTCATTATCTCTTCTTTTGATTGTTCTGTGGTCATAATATTATCTTGAATACCCGGGCGGGGCGTGTTTAACACAGGAAGGATCAGCACCGTACTTAGTACATAACTGACACCATTCATTTGGAAAGACAATATCCTTTTTCGGGGGTTCCTCTTTTTCTACTCTGAGGTTGCGTGCCTTGCATCTTATGTACTTATTCTTGTGATTTATTTGGTCAGGACAACACTCCTGTAGCCTTCCACACTGAATGCACTCGACTTTTACTCCGGAATTTAAGAGTTTCCATGTATGCCCTCGAAGGAGGTGAATAAATTGTTTTATTATTTGATGTGATTCTAGTGTCATAGTGGTTATTCTTTAGCGAACTCCTTGTTGTCACCCTCATCAAGACTTTTTATAAACTCCCCGTACCCGCAACGCAGGCATGTACGCTTCAATCCTGTGGGCGTTATGTCCATCCCTGAGCTTGAAATGAAAGTTAACTTAGTGTCTCCGCCGCATTTACGGCATGGTGTATTTGGTAGTTTGTTCATAGTGGTTTAGAGGTTAGGTTTGTCGGGTTCAAAGGTAATGTCTATGCTCGATAATGCGTCCGACACTTTGAATTTGCCCCGCCCGTGGTACTGAAGAACCCCACTTGGGTAGTAACAATCCATGCGCACCAGAGCGCAGTTGAAGGACACTTCTGGAACCTTTGGGAAAAAGGTTGAGATGTCGTCAGGATAAGCGGCGATCTCGTATTCCTTCTGTCCATTCACGCGTGTAACCCCGATGACTGCAATGTGCATGTCACTACCATCCCATTTCCTAGTGGGAGATTTGAGCAGTTCCTTTTTTGAAGGACAGGATTTATAGTCCACCACCTTCTTAGTTTTTTTCTTCATTTGAGTAGTAGTTTTTCTATTAGTTTACAATTTTCTTCTCCAATCTGATGGACGGTATTCGAGGCAATGATCAGTATAGCGTGCCTTATTTTCGTGATTTCAAGGTTGATACTATCCAACCTCTTATCCTCTCCAAACACAGAGCCGTCTTTCATCTTTCCCCAGTTCTTCGGGAGCGTTTTTTTCTTCATTGTTTTATTCTTCTATTACGAACGTCATACCCCAAAAGGTTTTCTTGTCCCAGTTCCAGATAGCACTCATGGCCATATATCTTTTGACCTGTTCAAACTGGGATTTGGTAACTACGATCTCCTCGACGCCCTCCTTCTCTGCGGTAGCAAGGGCTTCTCCCATGCCAGCAAGATAGATATACTCATTTCCCATTTCGTAAAACAGGGCTGATAGATGTTTTCTTTTCTTCATAAAATCCAGTTTTTTAATAAGTACTCTATAATAAATTTGATGATTTTCATGATAAGCAGGTGGGGAAGGCAGGTATGACCCACGCGTCACTCCATTCACTCGTCAGTGTTGGAGTAGTTTTGTTCACTTAAACTACTTCCCCCAGCTGATTACCATGTCTACTACGAACCTGTGTCGGGAAGGCGACGATTTGACGAGACCTCTGGACTTTTTAAGTCCCACGGTAGACTCGTATAGTCACGTCGCAACCGTTTGGATGCCTAGCTACTTTCGGCAATGGCCCAAACAATCTTCTTTGTAGCGATATACTTCCCGTGACAGGTTCTTAATAGAGAGATTGGCAGGTGACTCTACCCAGTCGTTTCTGGGTTAACTGCAGTTAGGATTGCCCGCTAAGGTCTAACATCCAGAGTCACCCTACCAACCTCCTTGTAAAGAACATTTCCCCTCTCTTAGCTTACGGGCGGAGCTTGGTTACTCTCCTGACTCAGTTAGATTACTAATATCAATTTTAGTTTCAGTGTTTCCCTTTTTCACAATGAGATGAAGATCGCTACTGTAGTAACCGTTCTGATGGTTGTAGCAAGGAATAAAGAACTTCTTATCTCCGAAATGAAGAAGGAAACCCATAGAATCGACCCCCGTAATAGCAAAACTTCCAAACTTTTTACCTTCCAATTCTTTTTTTGCATACTCCAATACTGTGAAGTCAGCATATACAGACTCACAACAGTCTTGGCTGTGGTAGGTACTGAATGCAATCTTCTCGCCACTTTTTAATACCAACGTAAAGTCACTCGATACCTCCTTGTCGTTAATAATCACACTCTCGATCCATTCATCCAGTTTGAATATTTCTTTCATATATTTGGTGATTTAATTCCTTTCTCTAGTAATTCGGCGGCTTCTTCAAGTGATAGCTCATTCCACTCTCCGATCAAGGTGTGACGGGAGGTTATGTCATTTATCACTATGTGTGTAATGACTCCTTTCTCGTCCCGTATGATGCTTACGCTTTCTTGTGATATAGTCATATTAGTAAAAAAGTTTTTGCATTAAAGATTGTCCTTTTATCTCACAATGGGCCCCTTCTTCAACATCGGTTGAGAAGCTACATGTTCCAGGAACCGTCTTGCCTTCAAAAACGAATGCTAGTACCATAAAAAACAATGTAGCCAGTATGAACCCTAGTATTGCTGATTTATCGTCCATATTATTTTATTGCTTTAACGAGTCTTACTTTCATAGTTCCTTCGACCTTTATATCTCCTACAATGTAGTCGTTACCGAAGTTTGCATGTTTTACTGCTTCTTTGATAACAGCCGTGGCCTTGTAACGCTTCCTTCCTGCTAAGTCTTTCACATATGTCTGTACCTTTTGTCCTGGTTTCATATCTATATTTTATTACGGTCTGTGTATAATAGCAATAGCCTAGCTTGTGGATAAGTCTGTGCATATCTTTTGGTACTCATCCAGAACTTTCACATAATGTTCGTACGCCCTAACTAACACCAGTTTGTCTCTTTCCAGTTCTTTCATTTGAGAAAAACCGATCTCTCGCAACATCTTTGCGTAGTACACAGCTCCATTACCTCCGAGATTTATATTGCAGTGGTAACAAGCCGGACGAAGCACTCGAAGATCGTACTTTAGGTATGCTCCGAGTGCGGCCTTCGGCCAGAGATGTGAAGTGTGCCAGTTGCTTCCTGTAAGTCCGCTCCGCCCGCAGGTATAGCAGGTGTTCCCATATTTCTTTCGGGTGATCTGTTTGCACAACTCCCAAATCTGACGTTGGAGTTTGCTTATGGGTAACTTTGACTTTCGTCGTAAGCCTGACTTTTTTTTTAACTTCGTGCGCTTCATACAGCATTTACAGGTAACGACTCCAGCTTGTAAATACAGTCCTTGTTCTTCTGCTTGTGGCTCGTGATCCAGTATCCTTTGTTTCGTAGGTCTTTCACGCGCGCGGCCAACCTAAGAGTGATCTTATTCTCAATGCAGTAGAAATTGGACACCATGCCGTCACGGACGAGAAGTAAAAGGATGTGTTCAGTCTGACTTGGTTTCATTTCTGTAATCTTTTTAGTGCGGCTCTCAACAGTGCTGGCATGATCGTCATAGCTTCGAGTGTCACTGCGTCGTACACAGCATCAAAATCTTCGGTCACACCTTCATCACTGTAGAGCTTGAATAAATACGAGCGGAACTTCTGGGAATTTTTACGAGGGTCTTTGGCTCGGATGGTCGTACCGAGTTCGTCTTTGATCACTACTTCAACGGGTTCAAACTTCCAGCAAATGTTCGACGAGCCGTCAAAGTTATCATCCTCCTTTTTTTGGGTTACGGAACCCTTCACTTCGATTGCGTAATTCTTGCCAATTTCAAGCGGAACGGGAATATTTGATTTGCCCCGTAGAGCGATGAAATATGTTGGGGTGGTATCTTTGTCCATCTTGTTGAGTTAGAGCGCACCTAGCGCGGCCACGGCCCTAGAAAGGGCATCTATAAACCGTTTATCAACCGCTTCTATGCGCTCAATTACGGTATTTAGGTTTTCTGAGTCGGCCAGTTTGTCTTTTACAATTTCGTTTCTAATGTTAGTTAACGCCAATTTGAAGGTAGAAAAGTACAGGTTTTTCCCGTTCTTGACCGTCGTGTAGTTAAGTGGGTCGCGCCAAATCTCATATCCACAAACACTAAGTATCTTTTTCTCGTTTTCAGCTTTCGTTATTCGGCCTTTGGCCGCGTTTATTTGTGCTTGTGTTTTCATGGTGGTTAAAAAGGAATTCCGCTTGCTTCAACGTCATCACTTTTTGCTTTCATCGGGTAGTCACCTTTGAAAAGGGCTTTCAGGTCTACATCCGACTCCTCGTAGGCTTGGGCGATTTCAGGTGCGAGAGGCTTCGGGGGAACGCCGAGTGTCGTGTAGGTGGTTTTGTCTCCGACTTTGGCCTTGTTAATTTCGATGTCGTAGTTTTTAAGATCGCCCCAGTCGGCTGAATCTTCCAAGTCTTTAAGAACCTTCATAATTGTTTTTTGGGTGATTTCCAAAACTTTGATTTGTTTGTCTGAGTAGTCCCAGACGACCATGGCCCAAAAATAATTTATGTTGGGGAAGCCGTTTTGGTTGAGGTCAACTTGGTCATCAGAAATGCGGCACTCTGCGCCTTCGTGACGGAATGGCTTTTTGTTTTTCCATCCCTCGAAACCTTGAACCATGTCTGATAAAACTCTGAAACGATTTTTACCATCCTGAAACTTTGCGAACTGACTCGAACCTGAAGGTATCACTGAATCTTTTGGTATTGCCATTTTATTATTTGTTATTTACTAACTCGTCATGCTCGATCTGATTTTCAGGCTCACTACCTGCGTAGTCGTAAGCACTGCGATCATTTGGTTGCCCGCTCAACTCCTCGACGTGAAGATCATACGAGGGGTTGTGCATTTTATTTGCCTTCTCAATCGCACTAAGAACTATCGACCTTGCATTGTTTGAGGAGCTGTAGGGCGGGAGAAATTCTGAAATATGCTTCATCATGTTTTTTGTTTTAGAATTTTTTAGGGTTAACTGCTTCCCACGCCATATCTTCAACTGCTTGCTGGATGTGTGGGACATTGGGAACCTTGTCCCCGTTCATCGCAACATCAACACTTACTCCAAAGGAGCGATCAACGAGAACCGTGTCTCCTTCGTCCATGATAAATATATGGATTCTCATAGTGGTGAATTTAAGTAACTTGATAAAGCGATAGTGAGGATGATGACGAGAATGGCTAGTATTGCGTAATACCTCTCTGGGTATTTCTGTATGAGGTTAGTCAGTTTGCTCATGTTCATCATCGTTATTTTCGGGTAGTTCGACTTCTACCTCGTCTGGTAATTCGTTTCTCTGTCTCTCGTACAAGTCCACGCGTAATTTTTCTATCATGGGTTTTTCCTTTCGCCGCCCAGCCTTGTGAGTTGAGCGGAGGAAGGACACAAAGCTAATAATTTAGACCCTTCGACAAGAATCTAAGAAGAAAAGACAAGCCGTACTTATCATTCACGATAGGGACAGATTGAACCATCCCGTCGTTACTGTGACTTTCTCACTTATCCTTTCGTCTCAAACTCCTGTTCTGTATACAGCTTAGCATAGCCTATAGATAATGCAATAGTATAGCTTGTGGATAAGTTTTGAATAATACGGCTTAACGGCGTAGAGGTTCTAATTGCATGTCACGGCGCACCGCACTTTCAGCGAAGCGGAAGAATCCAGCCTCGTACCCGTTAATCTTTTTTCCTCGAACTATCGGGATGATGGTTTTCTTTGTGGGTTGGCGATAAAGAATCTGTGTTGGATACTACGAGCCTCGGAAAGTTTCTCTGCGGTAGGTTCGTCGCCTGTAGTGAATTTGTACAGGTAGAAAAACATGTCGAGCAGTCCAGCTTTGTACTCGGCGGGCTTAGCCACAAGTTCGGCTCGCTGTTTCTTTTCTTCTTCGTAAAAGGCTGCTCGGTCATTCTCGTGGGACTCCTCGGCACTCCCGTCGGAAGCAATCTCTACCAACTTCACTTGGGACTTTGTGAACGATTGAGAGCCGATTTTGATCGGGAAGTCAGGTGTGGCGTTTTTATCATGGAACACTCGGTCAACCGCCTCGGCGTTAACTTTGGATGTGACAAGAGCTTTCTGTAGTCCCTTGAGGTAAATGCGTGAATTGAAAGACATGGTTAATTTAAGATTAGTGAACCCGTGCTAATTGGTGACATCTCGATCTGGTCAGTCCACCGTTCCCCGTTAAGGTAAGTTGTGGGGTTTGGTATATACCCCGCTTGCCACTGTCGGCCTAGTTGACGTTTGGGAATATCCTCTAAAATCCTACCTTGAACATCCTCTGAAAGTCTGTCCCATTTTTCCTCGGCTTTCTTACGTTCAACCTTCTTCGGGTAGAGATTCCAAAACAACTCAAAGGAAACTGATGGTGTGTGTGTATTCTTATCCTTCTTATCATTATTATAGTTATTGGTTGTTTCACTTTGATTTAACTTTGATTTAACTTTGTTTACAGGTTGGTGTTCAATGAGTTGGTACTTATCCCAATTTAAGACTGTAAACATTGAGAATTTACGAGTAGGGAGGTGTTCAATCATGTGTTCAGAAACCAAGTAGTCAATTATATATTTCACTGTGGCGATGGAAATGCTGAATTGTTCAGCTATTTTCCTCAATGAACCGATGAAGGAGCCACGCTTAATAATGCGGTTTTCCTTGTTCCAGATTACCTCTTTATCCTCATGGTTTGCGTTCATAAGAACAAATACCCATACAGCGAGATAGTTAGGTTTTTTGGCTAGAGGATTCTCTAGCAGTTTTCTATGTAATTTTATCCATCCATTTTCCACTTAGGTAGTGTTCCCCCTATCCCCAACCCCTTCGAGAGAAGGCTGGAGATACGAGGCTCGAAGTTATGTACTAAGTCACACGAGGTGGTCGGTGATGTAAGATATTATACTCCTCTGCGTCTACATACTCAACGGTAAAAAGTAAGCTCAACTGTGGACAAACTGTTAATAACGGGGTTTTGTGATAGCTCGACAATCTGGTAGAATTACGGAATGAAAAGAACGTGTTATTTTGAAAAATGCGGCAGAATTCTTGCGAACGGGCATTGGCGTAAAACAGAGGAAGCGTGTTGTGCAAATTGCTTTTCCCAACTAGAAAAAGAGTGGTTTGATTTTGAGTGTGCGTACCTAATACAGCACAGATTGGAAATGCCGCGAGCGTATTATGAGACTGATCAGGTAGATGCTTTTATGTTTCATATATGATATACTAACCACATGAGTGACTCTAACTTTCAAGGCTGGGTATTGGTCGTAATATTCATGATGTTTATCATTTGGGGTATCTACATGTCACGTCCCGCAACCATAGACTTCGTCCCCGAACCTATC